TGAGCTAAAAGAGGTTTTAATGATGGTTGAGCAAGTACGTAACCTAAACCATACATAATACCTGCTGTTCCTAATGCTGCAGAAAGACCTCCTGCAGCACCTGCAAGACCTAAAGAACCAATAACTGCCATTGGATTAATACCACTTGCAAATCTTAAAAACAAACTTCTTGTTATAAAAGTATTTACAGAATTACCTTCTGGTAAAATTGCTAAAGTATTTATAAAACCTTCTAAATCATCTATTGATGCAGGGTGATTTTTTAATAAAAATTTAGTTTTTTCTAATTTTGCTGATGGAGATTTAGTAGAACCTGATAACCCTAATTCATCTAATAAATTTTTTGGATTAAATCCTGTTTTTAATTTTGTTACACCACCAACATTTTCGTATAAATGTTTATAAAATATTTTATCAAAATACATATCTCTTAATGTTATAAATTTTTCAAGACCAAGAATTGTTTTTAATTCTTTTAAAGCTACTATATCATCTTGTTCACCAAAAGCCTTGTTATATAAATTATGTAATCTTTCTCTACTTACTTGATTTATACCAACTGTACTTCTTAATCCTTTACCTGATGCTTGACTAATTATTCCTGCTTCATAACCACCTACAAGTTTCATAAAATCTGCAAATTGTTCATTAGCAGCTTCTCTTTGTGCAACTGCTTTTGAAAATTCAGTTTTATCAATATGTTGTGATTGTCTACCTAAATATTTTTTTTCTATAACATCTTGCATTTTTTCAGCAATTCTAAAAGAAGTAACTCTACCTGCTCTTGTTGCTGCATCAGGTTCATAAGCATTTAACTCTTTTGCAAAAGTTTTAAATGAAAACATAAGATTTTCAACTTCATCAAAAGTGTATTCTTTAGAATTTGAAGATACTATTTTATCATATTGTTTATTAAGATAATCAGCAAAACCTTTATTTATTTGTTCTTCTGTCGTAACATCTCTTTTAACTTTATTTTTGTTAACTTGTATTTTTCTAGGTAAAGATTTTTCTATTTCATCTTTTAATATATTCATATCAAATTTGTAATCTTTCATTACATTATCAGCTTGTTTATAAACTTCTGCTATTCTTGTATCGGTTTCTCTAAAAAATTTTTGACCACCTGATGCTATTAACGTATCAACTTCTATTGGTGTTTTTTTTATTTTAGGGTGAAAAACATTTTTAGCGTAATTATTTGCCATTACTTTTAAGCCTTCAGCATTTTTTCTTAAAAGTTCACCAAAAAATGGAGTTCGTTCTAATGCACTTCCAGTACCTGTTATAATAGAGCTAGGGCTTGTATATGCTATAGCTGGTCGTGTAATTGGAATGTTATCTTTTATTGACTGTCTTGTTAGAGTACCTTGTATAAATTCTCCAGCTTTAGAAGCCTCCTCTGTTAAACCTCCACTTAATTTACTTATACCAGTTTGTTTTACATCTTCTATTTTGCCACTAGCTTGATCTTTTAGAGATGATGCTTTTTCTCTACCTTTAGAAACACCACGAGAAATTTTTTCTTTTACAGGTTTAAGTGCTTTACCTGCAAGTGACCCTGCACCTTGTAGACCAACACCTGCTGCTGCTGCAAAACTACCATCAAATATAGCATCAACAGTTTGTTTATAATTGCTTGGTGTCGGAACATCTTGATATAAAATATCTCCAACTTCATCAAGCAATCTTGAACCTAAACCAACACCTACACCACCTGCTATTTGTCCAACAAAAGGATTTCCACCTGATAAAGCTGTACCAACAGCAAAACCGAGTACACCAGTTGTTATTTCAACTGGTATTTCAACATAAGGAGAAAATTTTGATGGAAATTCATCTTTGCCAATAATGCCTAATTTAATAGCTTTTTGTCTTACTAAATCATTTCTTGTTTTTGAATCTAAATCTCCAGTTTGATTAACTAAATAATCAGTAGCTTGTTTATATTTTTCTAATTCCTGTGCTTCTGGTGATAAATCTCTTAATGCTTCTGACATTATTTTACTCCCATAGCATTAGCAACAATATCATATTGACCTTTTCCATATACTACATTCAAAGCAGATTCTCTAGTTTGGTTAGGGTCAGGTGGTAACAATGAAGGATCATATGTTCTCTTTTTTGCTCCTGCATTATCATCTGTACCTTTTATTTCACCTTTTAATGAACCTATTATTTGGTCATATTCTTTTAATAATTGTGAACCTAAATTAATAGCAGAAATAAAATCATTTTTCTTTGCTTTAGTTATTTCAGAGTCTGGATTTAATAATTGATTTTCAAGTTGTTCTACAGTTCTTCCAATAGTTGAACGTAAATTTTGATAATCTTCTAATGCTTTTTTCTCTGATTTATAACCAACTATAGTGCTGCCATCAGACGCATATTCAACTGGAATAAGATTGTTTATAGATTGAATTGTATATTTTGCTATACGACCTGTAGCGTTAGCATTGTTACTAAATTGTTTTGTAGCAACTGCATTAGCATTAATTGCAGAACGAGCTTTTTGAGTTAGAACTGCAAAATTACCACCATAAGGGGTAAATTCACCAATAGACCCTACAGCACTTAAAACTGTACTACCTGCACCAAATGCACTTTTTGCATTTCCAAGACCTTCTTTTTGGTTTTCTTCTAATCCTGTATTTTCTTTTGCTTGATTAATTAATTCTTGATTGTTACGTGAACCAGAATTTTTTATATCTTCATTAATTATTTTTTTTACAGTATCAACAAAATCTTTATCATTTAATTCTTGTGGTATTCTACCATCATATTTTGCTCTTAAAGAAGCAATATTGTTGGCTTCTTTTCTGCCTTGCCGTATCTCCATCATTTTACCATAAGGATCGCCTTGCATTGGCGAACCTATAGGTCTTAATGCACCAGCTTTTTGAAACTCTTGTGCTACTGCAAGTATAGGTGCTGCACCCATGTAAGCATCAGATACCCTATCAAAGAGACCACTTGCTCTTTGACCTAATGTTCTTTTAGGTTGAGGCTGGGCAGATTGAGTAGATGATTGATCTACTTGATTAGATACAGTATTATTATTTTCTAATTGTTGACTATCTAATAAACTTCTTACTCTAGCTGCTCTTTCATCAATATTTGTGTTTGGTGGAGCAACATCTAATAATCCATTATTTTGAGATAAAACATTATATGTATTTGATGAAACTGGAGGAACGCCTGCTCTAGCATTTAACAAAGATTGATTTTGAGCTAATAAATTTGCAGCTTCTAATTTTTTTTGTGGAGCATCTTGTCTATTAGGTTGCAAACTTTGCATTGCTTTTTTTAGATTTTCTGCTCTTTGTAATCGTAACAATTCAGCGTTTTGTTGAGGGTCGTTTGTATCGTAAAAATTACCTTTATATTGAATTCTAGCCATTGTTAAATAACCCCTGTATTCCTGTACCAATTCCAATTACATTACCAATAGAACTCATTGTTTCATTAAATGGGTTTCTTGTCATTGGCACAGTTTTAGAATTATAACCACCTGCTGCTGTTCCAACTTGACCTAAGAATTGATTTAAGTTTTGTGCTGGTGCTGCTTGTAAGAAGTTAAATCTGTCCATGTTTGCTGCAATTTGTCTTTGTGCTTGATCTTGACGCATTGCACCTACTCTAGCTAAATCTGCATAATCTTGTAAATCAGCTCTTGCTAATGATGGAGCTACACCAATCATTTGATTTTGTCTTGCTCTTTCAGTTTCATAATTTTGCATTAATGGTGTTGCAAGTGAACGAGCTAACACATCTTGATTAGCACCAGAACCTAAACGACCTGCACGACTAAATGTACTTTGTACATCTTGTGTAATTGGGTCTAATACAGCTTGTCTAAAATAAGGATTATTGCCTGATAAAAAATCACCACGCAATGTATTTAATGAAAGGTTTTGTGCCTCTCTTGTTAATGGACTACCAGATAATGCTCTGTTAGATTGCAAATTCATAGCCATTTGTTGTTCTGGACTAAAACCTGCTACTGTATTTTCTGGAAAATAATTAAAACCACCACCAGTATTGTATAATCTCTGTGCTTCATTCGCACCATACGCTAAGAATGGTGCTGCATAAGCAGGGGGATTTACAGTTGTAGTTTGTGGTACTACTTCATCCTGTCCTATACTCATTATATACTCCTCATTGATATTGTGCCTACTTCTTCATAAGCTCTGTCTTTATCTTTCATTCTTGACCACCCTTTGCGACCAATTATTTGTGCGTTTTTACAACCAATAGATTTTGCCCATTCGCAAATAGGTTGTTCCATTTCTTTTAATTCTTCTAAATCACCACCTGCTAACCAAAATCGTATAGATTTAAAGTTAGGGTATGTTACTATCTCCGTAACACAAGCACTTTTTTGACCAGTCCAAAGTTGTGCATCACCTCGTGCTATTGCATAGAATACATCTTTTTCACTATGAGAATCAATACCTCTTTTTAATGCGTCTAAAATATACTTTCGTGACTTTAGCCACGATTGTTTATCCAATGATGATGTATTCATATTGTCTTGATGTTCCACTATTATTATGCGTAATCGTAAAAGAGCCGTTTGTTCTAGCTGATATAAATAATGCTGTTAGTTCTGCAGCAGCGTTTGCAGACTTAGGCATAAAAGTTATAACGCTATTTTCTCCTGCACGAACATCATTTACTGTTGTCGTAGCAGAGGAGGTTTGCAGTGTAACACTACCAGTAGAGTTTATTCCTCCGTCTAATATACGATTAACAACTTCAGCAACTTGTCTAGGGTTACCACCTTGATGAGCTAATCGTTTATACTGGTTGTCAGCCATTATCTTTTACCTGTTGTCTTTGCCTCTATTTCGACACCTTGAATATACTTCCAAGTGCCTGATACATTTAATCTTATTTTATGATACCTACCTTGATTTGACCTAACATTGCAATATCCATCAGCATTTAATGAACTTGCTGTACCAAAACTATCTTCATCTACTTGTCTAAGTCTTGATGATACTTGTGCGGTAATACTAGGTGTAGTACCTCCTACTATTTCTACATAAGGTATAACATTGGTTATAACACTTGCTCGACCATTAGATGTATCTAAATCAGCAGTTTCTATTAGTGCTTCTTTATTTATACCACTAAAAGTGTGTAACTTTTTATCTTTAGCACCACCAAATATAAATTGACCACCTATATATATTGATGAGTCAAGTGATGCAGGTAAGCCATCAAGTGATGTGCTAATGCTGTCTAATTCTTCTAGTGTATAATTAATAGTCATAAATGGTGATATAAGTTCACAATCTAATTCTGCATACGACCATCTTTGTAACGCATAATTATATATTAATAGTCTGTCAGGCGTATCATCATTAGAACTACCTGATGTATATGACCACACAACTATTTGTTCTGTAGGGTCAACAGCAGTAGATATTCTGCCTTTGTTTCGTATAGTAAAATCATCAAAGAAAAAACGATTTACTTTTTCTGCACCTATTGGTGTACTTCTTTGTCCGTCAAATTGATAAAAACCATCATCTGATAAATAAAATACAGTTTCACCAACATTTGCTACTGAGTTAGGATAGTTACAACCAAACCCTGTTTGCACTTTGTCAAATTGGAATATAAGAGGTGTACCAACATACGAACCACGCACAATACCTCTTTCGCAAAGTATAGTTGCATATTCACCACCAACGATACCTGTTATATCACCCATATCAAATATATCTTGTATATCAGATTGGTCTGTACCTATTGTCCAACCAGTGTGTGACGCTAGAGAAGAAAAATAAACACGATTAGGATAAGCTGTACCGCCATATTTAACATTGCCAGTAAATACAAAGTCACCAACAACTGCAATATGTTTAGCAGCAGGGCTACCAGATATGTCAGCAAAAGCAGAACTTGTGCCATTATCATATACTTGCAATATATTGTTGTGTCCTGATGCACCAATAACAAAACCACTAAAATCTATAAACTTCCATATATCTTCATCACCTAATGATGTGTAATTACCTGCTTTAGATATATTTGTTAAATTAGAGTTAGACTTAGTAAACTCATATAGTTTTGTTACGTCACCTGCAAATATTTTAGGATCACCGCTATCGTCTTTAGCTGCAAAGATACCTCTTAATCTATTGTCGGCAGCATTACTGTATTGCGATAAATCTTGTAAGCCACGATAACCTCGTGCAGCAGGAATAACATTTTTTGCAGTTGTCACTCCGCTAGTGTTATCAGGCTGGTCAGGCAACCATTCTCCAAAAGGTGTATTCATTGCCATTATTTATTCTCCATATACACTTCGCATTTCTAAACCAACACCATAACTACCTTTTTCATCATCTACTCTGATTTGTTGTAATATAGTTTGTATTAATGCTTCATATTGTGTTGCTCTTTGTTCGTCTAACAAAAACGTATAAGCGTGAAATAAGCTCGTATAGAGGTATAAATCAGGATAGCGTGTCAATATAGTATTTGTAGTGTTACTGTCGCTAAGAGAGCTTACAGAGCCTTTATACGTTAGTTCTATGTTATAGGTAGAGTCAGGTATTGGTGCTAAAAACAAATTTTCACCAATGACACTATAAACTTTAGGACAGCCAGTTGCTGTAGTTGCATATTCTTTTTTTACTTGTAAGGGTGATAAAAACCTTAATGTTACTCTTGGATTATTCATAATTTTTACATTACGAATAGTACGCATATCGCTTGGCAAAGATACATAAGCATTGTCTGCTGTAGTTGTCAGTGTTGTTCTTGTGTCTTGTGAACGTGTTTCTAATTCACGAGATATACGACTTTCAGCTAAGTCAATAAAATCATCTATTTCATTTGTTAAATCATCTCTTGCTAAAAAATTAGCAATAGCTGTTTTAAGTTCTGCGTAAGTAGATATTGCCATTATATGTTACCGCCACCTGTTCTAAAAAATTTGTTGTCTGGATCGTTGAGCCATCTAGCCCATGCTTTTTTATTATGTTTTGGGTCTCCAAGTTTTGTTTTTAATTCAAAATACAAATTTGAAGGAATTTCTGCAATTTGTCTCATGTGTTTTTGACTACCAACTAAGTTATAAGGTTTGTAATCAATATCTAAATTTTTTGCTTTATCTATAATATGTTTTGTTTCTTGTTCAACAGTTACATAATGTTGACCATCATTTCCCCCATGAAAATATGTAGTTTTTTTCTGAATAGGGTCATATCCAATAATTTTTTTTGTCATTACTTTCTCTTGTTTGTAGGGAGATGTCCGAAGACACCTCCCATTTGTAGACTAAGATGTGCTTAGGTCTGTAACCATAGCGTGTGCTTTAGGTGCTGTTGGAACAAATGTCCATTCAGAAACTATTGCAAACTTAGTTGCGTCACCTGTAGGTGCTACATCTGATACAGAAAATAGTCTATTCGGTAATGAACCAACTGAATAATGGTCACTATCTAATAAGAATATTGTATCATTGAGCATTTGCCTATCTATTGTAACATTTAACTCACCAAAGTCAGTCAGATACATTGACACACTTCCAATAATAGCTATTTCTCTTGGTGCTGTATATTGTAATTGTGCTGTTGCAACTGAACCACTTGATAAGTCACTAAATGCAACTTTATTAGCAGGGGAGACAACTAACATGTCAGGTTGACCACCGTCATCATACGCTAGTTTCATTGCAGCATCTATTTTTGCTAAAGTAAGAGCAGCGTTAGTACCAGCTTTGTCAGAAACATCACTACCATCACCTGTTGGTGTTGTAGATGGTGATACAAGGTTTACATTAGTTATAAATGAACTAATTTTACCTGCTTTTCTTGGGTCTGATGCTGAACGAGCCTCATTTTTACATAATGCTTTTTCAATGTCTCTACGTTGTTCTAGTCCTTTTAGAACCTTAACATAAGCTGTTTCTTTATCTCTACCAGCTTTATCTACTACATCTAATGTACCAGATACTGATGCTGCTTGTACTGAGATTTGATGATAATTACCAAGTCTGGTAGTTACAGTTGGATTGACATAAGAATAGTCTGCTCCTTCTGCAACATAGTTATCATCAGCTGCTGCTGTAAGTTCTTGAACTTGCCATTCGTGAAATACGCCTGATGTTGTTACTTTTTTGCCATTAGAAAATATTGGTGTTTCTGCTGGGTCAATACGAGTAATTACATCTGACAAATCTTCTCTTTCACCGATAGCATTTGCGGTTTTATATGTTGCCATAATTAACTCCTTTAGGGTTATGTGGATTTTTGTAAAAGATAATCAACAGCCGAATCCATGCTACCTGTTGATTTTAGTTTTTTAAAGGCTTTATCAACCTTAGTTTTATTCAAGGAGTTTTTACTAACAAGTTTTTTACCAGATTTTGTCATCTTTGGTGCTTTTCTAACTTTCTTCTGAACAAGAGGTTTCTCATTTTGAAGTTGGTCAAATAAGTACGCTTTACGCATAGTAACAATAGCTCTATGGTCTGAAGCCTGATTTAGTTCTTGATCTGTAAATCCTGCTCTTTTTGCCCATGTTACCATATTAGCCTTTTCAGCTTCAGCTTTCTTTGCATCTTTCCATTCAGGAATTGCCTTTACTAACTTTTGTTGCTCTTGAGCCAAGTGTTTTTGAAACTCTACTTGTTGTTCTTGAGCTTGTTGCTGTGCTATTTGCTGCTGTGCAGCATTAACTTGCGCTAATTGTTCTTTTTTATCACGCCAATCATCACGTTGCTTTACATATTCTAATGGGTCATCTTGATAAAGCTGATCCCAATATTCTTTAGTAGGCTCGTTAGATGTTTGTGATGTCAACTGTTGGTTTAACTGTTGTAATCCTTGTTGCAGAGCTTGACGCTCCTGTAAAAGTTCTGCTTGTAACTGTTCAACTTCTTTTCTTTGACTAGCTACCTCAGTTGTCTTTTTTGTATAATCAGATTGTCTTGAATATCCTGCAGCTAGTTCATCAAGGGTAACATCTTGTTCTTCACCATTAATTTTAACAGTAAAGTATTCTTGTTCCTCGTATTCCTCAGCTTCATCTTCAGATACTACTTCTTCATCTAATTCTTCCGATACATCTTCCTCAACAGCTTCAAGTGCCTCATCAGGTTCTTCACTTGTTGGTTCTTCTGTATCTGTAACATCAGGGGTTTCTTCAACCTCTGATTCTGGTTGTGCCTCTTGATTCGGTTGTGGATTATCTTCTGATTCCTGCCTGTCAAGAAGTAGGCTTGTGGCTTCCGCCATGTTGATAGGTTCGTTCCCTGTAGGGTTATCGTCTGTCATGTTTTTCTCCTGTTAGACTGCTTACGCTTGGTCTTATTTAGTTAATTGGTCATTAGCTAACTTGCCAGTGATGACCACACTTTCTATATGTTGCTTAACAGTTTGTAAGTTTTGCAACATCATAAAAATTTTTTCACGAGCTTCGTTTTGATCTACAGAAGAATTTGACCATGCGTCATGGTATTGTTTTTCAAGAAAATCAAAAGTCTCGATAAGAATTTCGTTTCGTAATAGAGCTTGTGCTTTTTCACCTCTATCTATGTTTTGTCTTAATTTACCTTCGTTTTCCATTTTTTCTCCTTTTTAATTATCCATATAATATT